TTACAATTCAAACCGATGATCTTGTAACTGCACTTGCTACTGATATTCCTGCAGGTACTCATACTATTAACAACAGTTTAATATTGAGAAACGAAACTATTATTGTTGGTAATGCAGAAACAAATGCATCACCATCAAACGCAGTTATAAAAGGCACAGACGGCCTTGGTACAGATGTTGGTGGTGGCTCAGTAACAGTAGAAGCCGGACTTGGTACTGGTAATGGAACTGGCGGAGACATAGTTTTAAAAACTGGGGAAGTAACAACAACTGGCGATAACTTGCATGTTTCGACTGAACGTGTTAGAATTGACACTGTTGGTAAAGTAACTGTCACAGGCTATGCAGAGTTTACAGATACAACTGGTATTAAAGTACCAGTAGGTACAACAGCACAGCGTCCAGGCGAAGTTGGTGTTGGCACTTCAGTTGCACAAGGTCAAATACGTTTCAACACAAGTGATACTACTTTTGAAGGTTACGATGGTACAAACTGGGGTTCACTGGGCGGTGTTAAAGATGTTGACCAAGATACATTTATTTCTGCAGAAACCAGTGCAGGTGCAGACAATGACGAATTGGATTTCTACACTGCAAATGTTCAACGTATGCAAATTGGTGCAACAGGTAATCTTTCATTCGGTGATGGATTGAATAAATTTACTGTTGCGTATACAACAGGTAATGCTACTTTTGCAGGTGATCTTGTTGTAGACGGAGACTTAACTATCAGTGGTACAACCACCACACTTGATACAACTACATTAATCGTAGAAGATAAAAATATCGAACTTGGCAACGTTGCAACACCAACTGATATAACAGCAAACGGTGGCGGTATTACACTAAAAGGTGATACAGATCATACTATTACTTGGAACGTAACAAACGATGCATGGGAATTTACAGAAAGTATCAATGTTGCAAACACAATGGTATATCGCATCAACAACACTGATGTATTAAGTGCAACAACACTAGGTGCAGGTGTTCAAAACAGTAGTCTTATTGGAGTAGGCACACTTACTAGCGGTAGTATTACAACTACATTTGGTGATATTAACATTGGTACAAGCACATTTACTGGTAATGGTAGCGGCTTAACAACACTGAATGCAACCAACTTATCTAGTGGTACAGTGGCAGGTGCAAGGCTAGGTGGCAACCAAACCATGACAGGTGTAAAAACATTCAGTGATACAACCAATGCAACAAACACAACAACAGGTGCTGTAAGAGTTGGAGGCGGCATGGGTGTTGCTGGAGACTTGTTTGCAGGTTCATTAAACACAGCAGATGGTAGCGGAATTGACGGACTAAATGCAACAAACTTGGATAGTGGTACTGTTCCAAATGCAAGAATCAGCGGTTCATACAGTAACTTGACTGGTACAGGTGCCCTAGATGCAGGTAGCATAACCAGCAACTTTGGTAACATCAACATTGGCACAAGTACATTCACTGGTAATGGTAGCGGACTTACAAATATTTCAGCCGAAACATTAGATGGTATTGACAGCACACAATTCCTACGCAGCGATGTAGCTGATACAATGGAAGCACTGTTAACAATTGCACATGCAGGCGATGAAATATTGAGACTACAGGATAGCAGTGCAACTGGTAGCCCATATATGAGTTTCTATCAAGCAACTGATAGAAGAGCTTATATTCAGTATGCAGATGTAGGCGATGTATTGTATATTGCCAACGAAGGTGGTAACACCCGACTAAACATTGATGGCGGTACCGGCGGTCTTACATGGTATGATGGCACAGCAACATACACTGTTTGGCACAGCGGCAATGATGGTTCGGGTTCTGGATTGGATGCTGATAGCGTCGACGGCTTGGACAGTGGATCGTTTATACGCAGTGATGCAAATGACAGTTTCTCAGGAACATTGTCAGGTTCTGGTAATATCAATATTACAGGTAATGTTACAGCAACATTGTTTACAGGTGATGGTAGCGGCTTAACCGGTATTGGTGCAGATGATGCTGACACACTAGATGGACTAGATAGTACACAGTTCTTGCGTAGTGATGCAGCAGATGTAAAAACTTCAGGTACTTTAAAATTCGATGATAATGTTCAGTTGAATTTTGGTACAGGTGATGATGCAGAAATATATCACAACGGTTCGGCATTGTATTTTGATATGAATGCAGATGATAATATCTACTTTAGAGATGGAAATAGCAGTAACTCAACTAGATTTTCATTCTTTACAAGTACAGGTAATTTTACAGCAACTGGCGAAGTTACAGCGTATTCAGATATTACTCTCAAAGACAATATTGAAGTCGTTGCAGATCCATTAACAAAGATCTTAAATGTTAGAGGTGTAACATTTACACGCAAAGATCAAGATGATAAGCGTTTGCATATGGGTGTTATTGCACAAGAAATTGAAGAAGTATTCCCAGAAGTGGTTCATACCAACGAAGAAGGAATCAAGTCAGTAAACTACGGTGCTATGGCAGGTGCATTTATTGAAGCCTTTAAACAGCAACAACGTCAAATTGATCAATTGAAAGAAATGATAAACAAATTAACTGATAAGTAACAAGTAGCCAGCAATGGCTACTTGACAAAAAACAAATACATATGTTATTATAAAGTATTTAAAAAGGAATAAAAATGGCATTACCAGCAACCGGTTCTACAATTACAATGACAAATATACGAGACTTTTTTGTAAACAATGGTTTTGCAAGCAGTTATATATTGGGTATTTTAGGCACCTACATTGGTATAGCAACAGGATCACGAATAAGTATGAGTGATAGTTTTGGCGGCTACAGTTTTGCCGCTAGTGGATCTGCTTTTCCTACAATGAAACTTACAAATAACAATGGTTACACAACTCCTCCAAATCATTCTACTATTGTTAATGTTGCCGTCAATGATGATCCTACAAATTACACACCAATCTATACCAGACCAGAAAACGAATCTCCTTTGCCTGTTAACAGAAATGTTTTTGGTTTAGATGTTTACAATGTTGGCGGATCAAACATTGGTCCAGTGATGGTTCACCAGGCTACTAACGAGTTAGAAATAATAAAATTAGATTCGTCTGGCACATACACTGCACCGTTATACAGTAAGTTTATTCTTCCTGAAACGTTTATAAAGCCAAAACATTTTGGTACCGAAAGCATTGTAGTAACGGATGATAATACCAATTATACTTGGAAAGTTTTAAACACTGATTTATCTGATAAGTTCGATATAACACCAAGTGCAAATTCAAGTAATTTTACTTGTTGGCGAGCAGAATTTGGTTTACCAAACGCAGATAACGGTCTTGTTCATATAGAGTTCAATGGAAGCTCAACAAGTGTAAACAACCTTCTCACTGCTCAGATTCTTGTATATACAAATGGAGATCAAACAGAAAGATTTAGAGTCGTTACAGGCGGTTCTGACATAGAGCTTGGTGATAAACTATATAGAAAAACTGAGGTTGCACAGACAGGGCATGGCTTTTTTCAAACACTTCAATGGAAATGGGACGTGTGGATGACTTCTATTTTTACAGCAGAAGATTCCGATGGCAATTTAGTTTCTACCGATTGGATTGAAGCAGTTGAACGTTGGGAGTGTGAGTGGAATCCATCGTCGGGTACCGGTAGTTGGACAAGATTAACTTACGATATACTTACACCTGATAGAACAACTGGCGGCGTGTCAGACAAATTTTATCAAATTACCGAACAACCTCCAGGATATGATAATTCTTATCAACTATCAGATTCTGGTACTTTAGGTGCTGGACCTAAGATACTAGATATTTGCTATATTTCTGACATATTATCTTCTGCAAGTAATCCATATATTCCGGGTGAGAAAAAAATGGCAGTTATATTTCAAATGGATAGAGATTTCGACACTAGTACTCCTGATGATAAGGCTGTTTATTTTTACGATGATTTAAATGTTACCGATGATGGTAGCGGATCAGCAGGAACGTCCTTGGATAATCCTGCATGGATATACAGACTTCCTTTTTCTACCGGCGGTAACTATCGTACAAATTTACAACAAGGTAGTATGCGCTACAATGGAGGCACCAGTTCTGACGATGCTACCGGTAATATTTTTGAGTCATGTCTAATTTTTAATTATGTTCCATTATACTGGCAGCCTCATCACTTATATGATGACTTGCCTGGCTTTCCATCTGATGTATTTACAGATATAATAGATATTGCAACTGGAAAAACTATTGAAACTATAAATTGCACAGCAAGATTTAGTGGCGTTCAGGATGTCAGTGGTTCGGATGAGCCTACTCACTCGGGTGGTTTCCTAGCACCATTGTATACACGTGCCTCCGATGCCGGTTTGAATCTGCCCGAATGGTGGTATCCTGTAGTAGTTAACGATGAAAATGCATCTTTAGGAACCAATGAAGAAACTTTTGCTCCTGGTATATATGGTATAATAACCCTAAATTCAAACGGACTTACAGGACCAATGTCTTACTATCACTGTACATACCCAATCAAAACACCTGAAAGACAGGTTTTGTATTGTGAAGTTTTAGGCGGAAGTAGTGGTAGTGATTATGATTTAAGAGTAGTAGGTGACGGTGTACCCCATGGGTTACTCGAAAATCAAATGGTAGGCTACTTCAAAACCTCTGGTTCGTATGTAGCCGGAAGAATTGACGAAAATGGTCGAGGAACAACTCTATGGACATACAATAGAAATGGACCGTTTACAGAAAATATACAAGAAAGAGGACATTCTGAAAACAGTTTAATTATCTTAGATAGAAGTAGTCCTATACCTGATGGTTTTACAAATAAAGGACAAATACGAATAGTTGACAGATCAAACGGGAATCTTAGATGGATGTGGGAAAATACAAATACCACAGGATTTCACCAATTAGGAAGTGCTATTATTGATGAAGATGCAAATAGAGTTGCAGTATTTGAACCAAGTAGTGATGGAGATAGAGCACATGTTATAAATTACTCAACTGGTGTTTTGATAAATTCTTATACAGGTATGGGACGGGTCAGAGATGCAGTCAAAATACCAGGAACAACAAAAATGTTTTGTGTAGGTCATCCAAATCGAAATCAGGCAAACCCAACAAATGGATTTTTCAAAATTTTTGATTATGTATCTGGAACAACAACAACACTTCATACATTTGCAAACACCATTCCTATTAAAATAGACATGTCCTCCGATGGATTATCTGCAGCAATTGTTTTTCGAGACAATGGCAATGATGACCGTCGACATGAAATGCGTTTTATTAGGAGTTTAACAGGAAATTACAGCAGTTATCGTGATTCTTCACGCAGAGATGGCACCGTTAGTAATATTTTGACGCAAGCAGATACAATTGTACAATATAACATTCAAAGTTTTATATCTGGGTATGAATACCAAGATATGATAGCAACATTTATTGACGATGAAAAAGTTGCGTTTAAAAAAGGTCCTACAAACTTAAGAGATAATTTTTATAGATTAGATAATTATCATTACGTTTTAGACACTGTATCATTTACTCAATATGCGGCTTACAATGAAACGTTTGGAGTAATCAACAGTGAAACTCCAGGCAATATTTTACCAGGCGGGATACCTAAAAAGTTTCTTAGTAATGGAGACTGGGAATATTTAAGTATTGTTCCTGATTCATATTTGATGTTTACCGAAGCAAATCCTACTGCTAGACTTTTGAGAGGACTCAGTTATGGAATAATGGTGAATAAAAGTAAAAGTAGTCCATCATAATTTAATAATATCATTGACAAACTAAAACAAATATATTATAATAAGAAAACAATAGGAGATTACAATGAAAACATTGTACGAAGTACTAAACATCGATCTAGCACAAGAGTTTACAAAACAACGCAAGTTAGAAAAATTGAATACACTAGAACTTAATGATGCTCAATTAGAAATTGAAGCAAAAAAAGCCATTGAAGATATGACTATTCCAAACGACGACGATAGACTACATTGGATTCAAAAACTAGGATATGCCGCAGGCGCAGACTTGCTTACAATTGGCAAAGTGCAGCCTGAAAATATGCTGGCTATGGCAAGTTTGCCAAATGACGATTATCAAGAAGCTGTAAAAATTGCAACAACCAGTGCAAGACGTTGGAATGATCTTACTGTTGCAGCAGAACAAGAGCTTAACAAGGACACTGTACCAAGCACTATGTTGTAATGCAACTAAGTATTTGTATTCCTGCTAGAGACACAGTAACTACAGGATTTGCAAAAAGTCTTGCAAATCTTACAAGTAAACTTACAGCAGACAATATAGATTTTAATCTACACATTGTCTGCGGTAGTGTTATTGCACAATCAAGAATAGACCTAGCCAACGAAGCATTAGACAACGGGTGTACGCACATACTTTGGTTAGACAGTGATATACATTTTCCTGCAAATGTTTTTAACAGATTAATATCTCATGATAAACAAATTGTTGCTGGTACATACAGTACTAGGTATAGTCCTTTTGTGAGTGTAGCATTCACAGATCCTGATAATACAAATAAAAGATTGACAGCATCTAGTGGATTGCATAAAGTATGGGCTGTAGGAATGGGTTGTATGTTAACACAAGCATCAGTATACAATGAATTACCTAAGCCCTGGTTTTCGCATGAATATAATAAAATTTTAGACAACTACAGCGGAGAAGATATATACTTTTGTAACCAAGCAATGCATCACGGCATTGATGTTTTTGTAGACGCTGATATAAAATTGGCACATTATGGAATTAGAGCAAATATATTATGAACGCATTTGACAAATTTGGAATCAATACACAATCAACTTTTTCTGGATTAAACAGTTTAAAAAACAGTATGTTACAACATGCACCTGTGCTTTATGTAGACGATACTAGTGATTTAAGCATACTGCAAGGAAAACATTTTAACTCGCAGCATGTTTGGATAGTAGATAAACATATTAAAGTGTATAATAGTTTTCCTTGGTATTTTAAGCCAGAGTATGGCAAGATTCATAAGTTTCCATATGTTCATAAAAACAGTAGGAAAGTTATTACATATGATAAAATTATGTTAGTTCCTATTGATGCTTACAAATACAAAAACTATAAAGTTCAAAATGAAAAATATATATGCGGACATTACGACCCTTATTATGGTAAAGAAAAATTTGATGTTTTTTACATTGGCGAAGATAAAACTGTTTTTGAAAATTTAGAAAGCAGAGGCTTCGATGTACAAGTTGTAGAAAATGTCAAACAAGCTCAGGCTCAGAGTTTTACTGATATGTTTTGGATTGTATACGATGATACTGAAGTAAAAGAAACATTTAAGTTTAGTTATAAACCAGATGAATGGAGTTATGATGTTCCGCATGTGTTTGGCAATGGAGACATTGACCAACTAGATGGTATTGTTTTAATGCCACGAGATTACAATGCTACTGACAAAGAAATTAAACACAGATTTTTTGTTAACAAAAAAGAAGTAAGAATTCGTGCAAGCGAACCTAAACCATATGATAAATTTGTAATTAATAATTACTATGATTATAAAAATGCTTTTGAAAAATCTACTACAGAAATGTTTTGGGGTTATAGCAATCAAATTGTAATTGATGAAAATTTTAAATTTGATTATTACATCAGTCATCATAGCAGTGATCGCAAAAGTAATCATGCTTGGTTAAACGGCAACAATTATAATGGCATATTTTTGTTTAGCAAGCATTCTCCGGTTACTGAAGAAGAAATTGTTTTTAGAGATTTAAAAGAAAAAATTCTTCACGAAGAAATTGCAAGTATGCCAAAAGACTTTGAACGATTTACTGTTGACACTTATGAACAATACAAAAGTGCATTGGAAAGTTGTGGCACAGATATGTTTTGGTTGATACCTAGTGATGTTGTACCGGCTGAAGATTTTGAATGGGATGAGTATTTTCATAAGCAAGAAAAATTTGACATGAAAACCAATCATGTGTTTTTAAATGGAGATTCGTTTGATGGTATTGCACTTATGTGTGCTAAAGCTGAAGTATCAGACAAAGAGTTTGAACACAGATTTTATGTAAATAAAAAAGAACACAAAATTGTAGCAAGCACTCCGAAACCATATGAAAAATATACAATTAATTCATATGAAGATTATACAGAAGCACTATACAACACACAAAGTGAAATGTTTTGGGGTGTGCCTAGCGATGTAGAAATTGCAGAAGACTTTGATTTCAGTTTGTATTTTGATCATCATAACACTTACGATAGAAATATCAATCATGTTTTTTTAAATGGCGACACATACGATGGCATTGTGTTGTTTAGTAAACATGTACTAGTAAGTGAAAAAGAAATTGAACATAGATTTTTAATTAAAAAGAAAGAACACGAAGTAGTAGCAAGTAATCCCAAACCGTATCCGATTTACACTGTAAACAATTATCAAGACTATTTAAATGCAAAAAACGATTGTAACTATGATATGTTTTGGATGGTAAATGATAGCTTCTTACCGGTGCCAGATTTTGATTGGAATTTTTACATTGATCATCATAATCAATACGAGCGTAAAATTAATCATGTTTGGAAAAACGGAGAATTTTATGACGGTATTGCACTTACAAGTAAAAAATTAAATATCAGTCAACGTGAAATTGATTATAGATTTTTTGTTACTAAAAAAGAATATCCTGAAGTAGGTAGTAATCCAAAACCGTACGATATTGTTTTTATCAGTAATGGCGAACCAAATGCCGATGATAATTTTGATACCTTGACAGAAAAATTTCCAAGAGCGAAACGTGTTATGGATATTAAAGGAATTCATGCAGCACATAAACGTGCAGCAGAGCTTGTGGAAACTGACATGTTTTGGGTAGTTGATGGAGACGCAGAAATAATCGACGGTTTTGGTTTTGATTATTATGTTCCTGCATATGACATTGATGGTAAAGACACTGTGCATGTTTGGCGCAGTTTGAATCCAATCAACGGCTTGGTTTATGGTTATGGAGGTGTTAAACTATTACCTACAAACTTAACACGTAACTTAGACGAATCAACTACAGATATGACTACAAGCATCAGCGACAAGTTTAAAGGTATCGAAGAAATGAGTAATACCAGTGCATTTAATACTGACTCTTTTAGTGCTTGGCGTAGTGGATTTAGAGAATGCACAAAACTTGCAAGTCGTACAATTGCTAGACAAAAAGACGAAGAAACTGAATTTAGACTTGATGCTTGGTGCACAAGAGGAGCAGACAAACCATTTGGTAAAGCTGCTATTGCAGGCGCTATAGCTGGTAGAGAGTTTGGAGAACGTAATAAAGATAATGCAGAGGAACTTGCAAAAATTAACGACTTTGATTGGCTCAAAGAAGAATTTAAGAAATTATATCAATAACTTCAATAATTGTTTTTAATTTATTTTGATTGATTTTACTACGCAATGTATTCTGCAATCCGTTATGTAGTGGTTTAGGCCATGCTCCAAAGTTTACCCAAGCATACCCGTTGTGTTCACAATTTAATGTAGGAATAAATTCTTCATTAACAACACATAGATATGTATGAAAATGAAAATGTTCGTCGTTGCTTACAAATGTTTCTAATGGAATTGATTTTTGTATATCAGGATTAAACCCTAGTTCTTCGTTTACTTCACGTAACAATCCGGTGTAAGGAGTTTCTTTGTCTTCGTTTGTGCCGCCGACAATGCCCCAGAGATTTTTTGTTTTTGTTTTTGTACGATGCAAAAATAAAAAACGTTTTGTAGACAATGCGTAAAAAAGGGCACCACTGCATGTAATTTTATTCATAAAAATAATTATCTTACAATGTAATTGTCCAAGTTCCTCTTGGATAATATCCATCAACACTGGTTTGCCAATAATAATTATTCCAATAATATTGTTGACCTGATGTAACGTTTGTTACATATGTAGTCGAATTTTCAGTACTTGCGTCGAATATAATGTGCCATTTGGTTCCATCCCATTCGACAATATCATTTGCATCAGCAACAAAATCTGACCCATCTGCATTTTTCCACGCTTTAGGTCCGTCTTCGTTTAGGTTTAGAATATATTCTACAGTATCGCCAAAATCATATGCAGTATCTAACGTTAAAACAAATGTATCGTTTTCATTTGAACCAGTTGCATTTACTAAGGCACCATTTACATATACCTGGAATGATGTAACAGTTTCGTCACCGGTTCTATTTGGTAAACTACTGCTGGATATAAAATAATCTAAATCGGTGCGTATTACTGTTGTATTTTCATCTGCTGTAAATAATCTTGAAACTTTGTATCCTATTGGATCTAAAAGAATTACTCTAGTTCCAGCGTTCTTGATCGCAAGAGGACTAAAACTTATCGGGCTTACAATATAATCTACAGTTCCGTCTGTTTTGGTAGGCCCTGTAATTAATGTGTTACTTGGTAAAGTATCTTGATCCCAATCTATATCTATAATAAATTTATCATTTCCGATTGTAAATGTTCCTACTATTTCGTTTTCAAGTTCTATTCTTCTCAAACGAATTTGACTTATACCAGGCTGGAATTTTGCAGGCAATTCTGCTTCTATTATATTCAACCAAGTAATTTCTCCAACACGCAATTTTTTATTTTTTGCAAGTTTTCCAGTTTCATCCTGTACAATTAAATCAAAATTTCTATAACTTGTAACTATTGGATTTGTTAAATCTAATCT